CGCTGCGCAACATGCTTGCCGCTCATGCAATGGGCGCATTGATGCTGGAAGACCGAGACCAATACGACTCTGAGAATTTGCTGCGGGCTCGTATACAGAACTTGGCAGATCGCGCATGGTTGATTGCCGACGCCATGCTGGAGTCCAAGTATCGCTGATGCTTGACTCCGGGCCCGATGGCGGGTCTATACTGAACAAGAGGCAGCGCCGTGCGGCCTCGATTTTGACAGCACGGATGGGGGAATCATGCTGATATCGAACTACGAGGATGCCGCTTTCCGCAACAAGCGGCTGGAGAAGTGCCTGCGAATCTGGATGACGATCATGGGCGTCACCCGTGAGCAAGCAGACCGACTTATCTTCTCACTGCACGACCACAAGGGCGCCCTTCATGTTCTCTGGAACGATGATCCAACAGAGAGGCAGAAGCTGGCCTTCGTCGATGCGTGGAATGAGTGCTGCGAATATGTAGTTCATCACTCTACGGACTTGAGCGAACAACCCTACGCGGTCGCGTGACGATGACCGGCCTCGACTTCGACGGCCTGGCCCGTCAACTCCTCGCATCGGCTGAAACTCACCTCGCATCCTGGCTCCCAGCCGGCCGCAAGCGCGGCAATTCCTGGGTCGCTGGCGATCTCAGCGGTGCCGCCGGTCAATCCCTCAAGGTAAACCTCGCAACAGGCGCGTGGTCAGACTTCGCAACTGGTGACCACGGCAGCGATCTGGTGAGCCTGTACGCCGCGATCTACGACCTGCCAATGGGTGATGCTTACCGACATCTCGGCGGTGAGACAAAGCCGGCCAAGCGCGTCAACGGTCACGCGCACGCAGCGCCACCGCCAGAACCCGCCAGGCGCGTTGTCACGCCAGTGCCTGCGGACTTTGCGGAGTGTCCGTGTGTGCACACTCGCTATGGCAAGCCATCGGCGCGGTGGACGTACCGCAACGCAGACGGCGAGGTGCTGGGCTACGTGGCACGCTACGAGCCTGCAAGCGAGCGCAAGCAGATCGTTCCGTGGACGTGGGACGGTGAGCGCTGGGGCATGGGCCAGTGGCCGTCACCGCGTCCGCTGTACGGGCTCCAAGAACTTGCAGAGCGTCCTGGCGCTGCGGTGCTGGTGGTCGAAGGCGAGAAGGCCGCAGACGCCGCACGACGATTCGCTGGTCTCTATGCGGTGGTGACATGGCCCGCAGGCGCCATGGCCGCAGACAAGGCCGATTGGACGCCGCTGACAGGCCGCAAGGTGCTGCTGTGGCCAGACGCAGATGAGCCTGGCAAAAAGGCCATGCAGCGTGTGGCGCAGATCATCCATGAGCGGGCGTCCGAGGTCAAGGTGCTCGACGTTGCAGACCAGCCTGACGGGTGGGACGCGGCAGACGCGGAGTTCACCGGCTGGGCTGACTGCAAGGCCTGGATGACTTCCCGTGTGTCGGTGTGGGCGCCTAGCGCATCGGTTCCGGTGGTTCAGCGGGCGGCAGAGGTCATTGACGCCGACACCGGGGAGATCACGGACATCAGTGCGCCACTGCCGGACGAATACCGGGGCCGCGCTCTCTCCACCATTGAGAACCTGGCCGAGATATGCCGCCGCCTTGGCGTCACCGTCAGGTACAACGTGATCTCCAAGGAAGAGGAGATCATGATTCCTGACGAGGCGTTCAGCCTGGACAACCGAGGCAACGCCAGCATCGCGTGGCTGATGTCATGGTGCGAACGCCTGCGCATGCCGACCGGCAAGGTGGGTGACTACATCACCTACATGGCCGACCGCAACCTGCACAACCCGGTAGCCAACTGGATTCAGAGCAAGCCATGGGACGGCCAGAGCCGCCTGCAAGACCTCTACGATACGGTTGCATCGCACGGCGACAAGGCGCTGAAAAACACCATCATGCGCCGCTGGCTGATCTCGGCCGTGGCAGCTGCGTTCAACCCGAACGGCGTGTCAGCGCACGGCGTGCTGGTCTTCCAGGGCGCGCAGTACATGGGCAAGACGGCATGGTTTAAGCGCCTGGTGCCGAAAGACCTCGGAGTCGTACAGGACGGCATGATGCTGCGGCCGGACGACCGCGACAGCGTGAAGCAGGTTGTCAGCCACTGGCTGGTCGAACTCGGTGAACTGGACGCGACATTCCGCAAGTCAGATATTGCCCAGCTCAAGGCGTTTCTGACGCGGGACAAGGATATTCTGCGCAGAGCTTACGCACGCAAGGAATCAGAGTTTGCAAGGCGCACAGTATTCTTCGCCAGCGTGAATCCTCGAGAGTTTCTGCACGACCAGACAGGTAACCGCAGATTCTGGGTCATCGAGTGCAAGTCCATCGAGTATGACCACGGAATCGACATGCAGCAGCTGTGGGCCGAAGTCCTGACGCTGTACCAGACTGGAGAACCGTGGACGCTGCAAGGCGAGGAGCACGAATCACTCGAAGAACACAACAAGACCTATGAGGTGATTGACCCGATTGAGGACTTGATTTCGTCAGGCCTTCGGTGGTCTGAGCCCGCTGCAGCATGGCGCTGGAGGTCCGCAACGCAGCTTTTATCAGAGCTTGGCAGGGACACCTGCACTCAAGGAGAGGCCACTAGAGCAGCTCACCTGATCCGACAGCGCAACGGCAACATGAGCCGCAAAACTAACGGAGTGCGCGCTTTGCTGGCTCCAGAGCCGTGGGGAAACGGTAACCGCCCCTAGTGTCACTTAGGCGTCCCGCGCTAAGTTGTTGATTTGACAAGACAAAGGACAGTAGGGACACTAGGGACACTTAACAAGTAAAAGACAGGATATATAGGGGGAATGGGAAGAAAGCGCGAAAGCGCGTAATCGCGTAGCCTATATGGAAATCGACGACCCTGGCGCCCCTGCGTCCCTGAGTGGTCACTAACATAGGAGCAAACATGGCAAACAAACGAACCAAGCCAGGAAGCCCTGAGCGGTCCGAGATCGCGGAGAAGGTCATCAAGGCGATGGACTCGGGCATGAGCTGCTTTAAGGCTTGTCAGCAGGCCGGCGTTCCGATGCCTACGTTCATGCTGTGGGTTGGGCAGGATGCGGAGCTGGCCGACAGGTACGCGCAGGCGCGCGAGAACTTCGTCGAGCGCATCGCTCAAGAGGTCATGGAGTTATCCGACGTCGATGTCGGAGAAACCCCAGATGGCCGTAAAGACTGGGCCGCTGTGCAAAAGCACAAACTTCAGGTAGATACTCGCAAGTGGCTGTTATCGAAACTCGCGCCGAAGAAATACGGCGAGAAAATCGAGATCAGCGGCGACAAGGAATCTCCGCTGGTGCATCGCATCGAGCGCGTGGTGGTTAAGTGACAACCCTGCGCATCGAAACCCCGGAGTGGGCGCTGCCGCTGCTGGGCCAGGCGCGGTACAAGGGCGCTCACGGCGGCCGAGGCTCTGGCAAGTCTCACCTGTTCGCAGAGATGCTGATCGAGGCCCACATCATGGACCCGACCAGCCGCAGCGTCTGCGTGCGCGAGGTGCAGAAGTCCCTGAGCCAGTCAGTGAAGCGCCTGCTGGAACTGAAGATCGAGGCGCTGAACGCGGGCGCTTACTTCGAGGTGCAAGAGGCCGTGATCAAGTCCAAGCGCGGCGACGGGCTGATCATCTTCCAGGGCATGCAGAACCACACAGCGGACTCGATCAAGTCCCTGGAAGGCTATGACCGCGCCTGGGTCGAGGAAGCGCAGAGCCTGAGCCAGCGCAGCCTGGACCTGCTGCGGCCGACGATCCGCAAGCCGGACTCGGAACTGTGGTTCACCTGGAACCCGAGCCAGGACTCCGACCCGGTTGACCAGCTGCTGCGCGGCCCGAAGCCGCCGCCTGACGCCATGGTGGTCGAGGTGAACTTCGAGCAGAACCCGTGGTTTCCTGACGTCCTGCGGGCCGAGATGGAATATGACCGTGGCCGAGACCCGGACAAGTACGCGCACGTCTGGCGTGGAGGCTACCTAAGCAACAGCACAGCCCGCGTGTTCCAGAACTGGCGCGTCGAGGACTTCGACTCCCCGAAGGACGCGATCCACCGCCTGGGCGCCGACTGGGGCTTTGCCACCGACCCCACGGTGCTGGTGCGCTGCCACGTTGTCGGCCGCACGCTCTACATCGACCACGAAGCCTACATGGTGGGCTGCGAGATCATGAACACGCCAGACCTGTTCATGACCGTGCCAGAGGCCGAGAGATGGCCCATGGTGGCCGACAGCTCGAGGCCTGAGACCATCAGCCACATGCGCAGGCACGGTTTCCCAAAGATCCTGTCAGCCGTCAAAGGCCCGCGCAGCGTCGAGGAGGGCGTCGAATGGCTGAAGTCCTATGACATCGTGGTGCACCCGCGCTGCCTGCACACAATTGACGAGCTGACGCACTACTCGTATAAGAGCGATCCGCTGACCGGCCAGATCCTGCCGGTGCTGCAGGACAAGCACAATCACGTCATCGACGCTTTGAGGTACGCTTGCGAAGGCATGAGGCGTGCAGCAGCCGTCACTCGGCAGGTCTCAGCAGTGCCATTGCCTACTGTCAGCCGCTGGTAGCATAATCCAGCAAGGAAATCAATCGGAGCCAGCATGGCGCGCATATCCACCGAGCAGAGGCTCATGAACCTGCATCAGGAAGCGCTGCGGCAGTTCAACGACATTCAGACCGCCTTGCGCGACGAGCGCCTGCAGTGCTTGCAGGACCGCCGTTTCTACAGCCTGGCCGGCAGCCAGTGGGAAGGCCCGCTGCGCGACATCTACGAGAACAAGCCGCGCATGGAGGTGAACAAGGTTCACCTGAGCGTCATCCGCATCATCAACGAGTATCGCGCCAACCGCGTGACGGTGGACTTCACGCCGAAGGACGGCGGCGGCCCGGAGGCCGACAAGCTGGCCGAGACCTGCGACGCCCTGTACCGTGCCGACGAGCAGGACAGCGTGGCCGATGAGGCCTACGACAACGCCTTCGAGGAGGCTGTGGGCGGCGGCATTGGGGCGTGGCGCCTGCGCACCGTCTACGAGGACGAGGGCGACCCTGACAACGAGCGCCAGCGCATCCGCATTGAGCCGATCTTCGACGCGGACTCCAGCGTCTACTTCGACCTGAACGCCAAGCGCCAGGACAAGTCCGACGCCAGGTTCGCGTTCGTGGTCTCCAGCATGACGCGGGCCAGCTACATCGCGGAGTTTGGGGACGACCCGACCGACTGGCCGAAGATCGTGCACCAGTACGAATTCGACTGGCAGACGCCGGACGTTGTGTTCGTGGCGCAGTACTTCAAGGTTGAGGACGTCACCGAGACCATCCGCGTGTTCCGGGCCATTGACGGCACCGAGGAGAAATACCGCCAGAGCGAGTTCGACGCCGACGAGACGCTTGAGGACACGCTGGCCGCCATTGGCAGCGTTGAGGTTCGGCAGCGCAAGATCAAGCGCAAGCGCGTGCGCAAGTACCTGATGAGCGGTGGCAAGGTGCTCGAGGACTCCGGGTTCATCGCAGGCGAGTGCATCCCGGTGATCCCGAACTACGGCAAGCGCTGGTTCGTGGACAACGTGGAGCGGTGCATGGGCCACGTGCGCCTGGCCAAGGACAGCCAGCGCCTGAAGAACATGCAGCTCTCGAAGCTGGCGGAAATCTCTGCGCTGTCCAGCGTTGAAAAGCCCATCCTGCTGCCTGAGCAGGTCGCCGGCCACCAGGTGATGTGGGCCGACGACAACCTCAAGAACTACCCGTATCTGCTGGTCAACCCGATCAGCGGGCCTGACGGAAGCCAGCAGGCATCTGGGCCGGTGGCGTACACCAAGAGCCCGACGATCCCGCCTGCGATGGCCGCGCTGCTGCAGATCACAGAGTCCGACATGCAGGAGATTCTTGGCGCCTCGCAGCAGGCCGACAAGATGGTCTCGAACACTTCCGGCAAGGCCGTGGAGTTGATCCAGACGCGCCTGGACATGCAGACCTTCATCTACATGAGCAACTTCGCCAAGGCCATGAAGCGCTGCGGCGAGGTGTGGCTTTCCATGGCCCGCGAGGTCTACGTCGAGGAAGGCCGCAAGATGAAGGGCATTAGCCCCAACGGCGATCCGATGCAGATCGAGCTGATGAAGCCGATGGTCACCGATACCGGCGAGATGGCGCTGTCGAATGATCTCAGCGGCGCAAAGCTGGACGTCAACGTCGAAGTCGGCCCCAGCAGCAGCAGCAAGCGCGCAGCCACGGTGCGGGCGCTGACGGGCATGATGGCCATCACGCAAGATGCCGAGACGCAGCAAGTCCTGCAGGCGATGGCCATGATGAACATGGAAGGCGAGGGCATCGGCGACGTGAGGGATTACTTCCGCATGCGCCTGGTGAAGATGGGCGTCATCAAGCCGACTGACGAGGAAGCCGAAGAGATGATGATCGAGCTGCAGGGCCAGCCGCAAGACCCGAACGCGGTGTTCCTGCAGGCTGCGGCCGAGGAGGCCCAGGCCAAGGCTGCCAAGGCCCGCGCCGATGTGGTCAACACGGTGGCCGACGCCGAACTGACGCAGGCAAAGACGGCCGAGATCATGGTCAAGATCGGAGGCGAGGTTGAGGGTGCGATGCAGCCGCAATCCACGCCAGAGCCGGCTGCGCCGCAGATTGATCCGTTCGAAGCAGCCAAGCGCGAACTGGAACTCGAAAACATGCGGATGGACAATGCCGCGAAGTTCGCATCCTTGGCTAAGGCACTCAAGCAGCAGCAAGCCGAGGAAGAATCCGGCAGCGAAGAAGAATCGATCGCCGATGAGTCCGATGATAAAGTCAGCGAAACCCTGGGCGAACTGAAGTCCATGGTTGAATCGTTGGCCAGGCAGGTCGCGGACATGAGGCCGCAGCAGCCGATCATCGTGTCTACGGGCGGCGGCGGGAAGAAGATCCAGATCACCAAGACCTCCACCGGGTTCTCCGGTGAGGTTGTCAACGAAGACTGAAAGGGCCTGAACCATGTCCATGACCAACGCCGCCGAAGAGGCATTCCTCGACCTCCTGTTCCTGAACGTCGACTGGGCCAACATCGGCGACGCTGCCGGCCTGCAGAACAGCGCCACGGCGGGTTCGTTTTACATCTCGCTGCACAGCGCAGACCCTGGAGAGGCGGGCAACCAGAGCACCAACGAGATCAGCTACACCGGCTACGCCCGCGTGGCTGTGAACCGCACGGCAGGCGGCTGGACGCGAACGGCGTCTACCATCGCCAACACCGCGCTGGTGCAGTTCGGTCAGTGTACGGCGGGCACCGCCACGGCCACGCACTTCGGCATCGGCACGGACAGCACAGGCGCGGGCAATTTGCTGCTGAAAGGTGCGCTCAACGCCAGCCTGTCCATCAGCAACGGCATCCAGCCGCAGTTCGCTGCTGGTGCCATGACCGCCACGGTG